AGGCCCATGCTCATCTTGTTGAGACCATCCCAGGGATATGTGATGGGGCTGACAGCATCGCTGACACCAATGACATCGCGGAGGTCGTGGGCTGACACAATGCCATCTGGCCGGTGCTCACGGGCTTCAAAAAGGGCAGAGATAGCCGCCTTAGCGTTGCCGGCGACCAGGGCCTCGTTGGCGTCCTTGTATTCGGACATCGATGCAATCTTACACAAGCCGACAGGCAACAACTCAGCACATTCGATCGCAGCTGCCCGGCCAGGTTCATCGTTGTCAAAGTACAGGATGACCTCTTTGAAACTGGTGATATAATCCCAGTTCGCCATGATTGCTTTCTTGGCTGACGCACAGCCATTCGGCAGGCTCGTCACGGGCCAACGGTGGTTTTGCATTTGCGAGAGTGACATTGCATCGAGCTCGCCTTCGCAAATAGTCAGCTTGCCTGTGGAGAACAGATGGCTCCCAAATAAGGTCATCTCTTTTGCTTCACCGAGGATGCTAAACTTCTTGTCGGCTGTCCTCAGCTTCTGTGCGCAAGGGCGCCCAGTCTTATCGCGGTAGGTGGCAATTTGGACCGTCTTACCGTTGTGCTTGCCAACCGTGTATCCAAACTTCCGACAGGTATCCTCAGTGATCCTACGAGCTCTCAGGGGTGCATATTCACCCTCTATCAGCCCAGGCTTGGGGCCTCTGTCTTTGACCCCCACAGGAGGCTCTCCTTCGCCCTCCCAGTGACCACACCCGAAACAAAAGGTGTGGCCGTCATTGTATAGTCCAGCGTTATCTTTCGAGCCACACGCACCGCATGGGACGTGGCTCACAAACTCGCTGTCAGTTTGATGGTCAAATGACATTTGTTTCTCCCGTTAAAATGAAAAAGGGGGCAGCCTAAGCCACCCCCTGCTCTCCTTGCCTGGCCTCCTCCAGCCAGTCATCAGGTATCCACCTATGTGCATACTTGATCCCGTTCTTTTCGCAGTACATTGCGTATGTGGTTGGGCTACCCTTGTACAACCTACTGTTCTGGTTACTGAATACCATTCTGATGTCGATACCAGGGTTCTGTTCTATGCAGAGTAAAATCTTGGCTCTGTCTTGTACGGACCAGATCCCTTTGGTCTCAACATAGAAGAAACCACCACCAGGCTTCTGTAGTTTGAAGTCTGGCGTGTATTTATGATCTCGAGCCGGGATCCTGTAGATCACCTTGTCAGTCTCATATGTAACCTGTAGCCCAGCTTTCTTTATCTGATCTGCGACCTTCTCCTCGAGCCCTGAACGGAACCCGAGGCGATAGGCGTTAGATCTTGCGCCAGACATACGCACTGCATCAAAAGTCATAATTGTCGTCAGAGTCAGCAGCACCACCTGGGAACGTCTCAGCAGAGGCTTCATATCCGTCCACGGCATCGAACTGACCGGCAGACCCGCCGCTAGACACAGGGTCAATGATCTGTACAGCGCCTAAACGCAGGGCGATCCCACGGTTGGCACCCTTGGACCAAGCATCCATGGCACCACTAAGGCGCAAAGTTGACCCAGAATACATCAGAGGAACCTGGTCGATCGGCACCGGGTTACCCTTGGCATCCATGTACTTGGGTTGGAACTTACTGGACACTTTAAGTGTGATATCGCCGGTTTCGTCATCAACAGAGAAAGGCAACGTGACGTTGTCCTTTGGTGTGAACTTGGTGCTGGTTTTGCGTAGTTCTTTAATTGCATCAACCAACGGCGCGGCGTCTTGCGCAGAGAGGATCAGGTTTGTTTTGTACTTACCTTCTGCATCAAAAGCGGTGTCAGGGCGACCTGGTTGAAGCCAAGCATATTGAGCGTGGCCAGCCTTAGTCACAAAGTTAACTTTAGTCATTTGTCTCTCCTTTAGAGTTTCCAACGATACAGATTTGGTTTGTATCTAGAGGGGTCCCTAAGGTCCGAGCGCATAGAAAAAGGGCCACCCGGAGGCAGCCCTTATGGTCTTCTCAATTGTCAAAAACCCAACTGTGATAAACTTAGTTGGCGGTTGGGATTTAACTGAAACAGTATTCGCTGTTGACCACCTGGGAGATGTCCAGTGAGCCAAACTCGGGAACACTCTCAAGATCCATGTCAGGGTCTGCCAGGCGGTTGCGGCACTCTTTCTCAAACCGGCTAAAGACACAGGTGTCATCATAGATGTCCACCAGGCTCTCCCGGATACAATGATAGAAAGCCCATGTATCCAAACAGTTAGTCCCAAAGCTGTCATGGATCAGAAAGTAGTCACTGATCCCCTGGTTTAAACCCATCTGGATCGACAGAGACATATGCCCTGCATCGAGCGAGTGTACGAAGTTGGCGCTTACCCCCGACCTGGCTTTCCGGGTGTCATAAACATTGGTGTCTGTCTGTAGATTGACCCTGGTCTGCTTACGCAGCTTGGCTTCCCGGTCATACAAGAAGATCCGCACTCGCTGTGCCTTCGACTTCGTGTATCTTTGGACGCAAGGGAAACCAGAAGTGGATGTCCAGCGCACCGACTTCTGTTCCCGAGCAAGGGCATCAGCGTAGCTCTGGAGAAACTTCATCCCCGCAGCTACACTCGATAGTGTCTGAGAGATCACCTGGTAGTTCACAGAGGCTAGGAACCGTGAGTACCTGCCCTGGTCACTCTTGTCCCCAAACGGGTGCTCCTCGATCTGCTTGTAGGCCACCTGACGCTGTAATGGAGACATAAGATCCTCGATGATCTGGTCGCCCATCCCACGCTGGACCGAAGAGTAGCCGTAGCACATGGTATTGCGTTTGACCGTCTTCCTGGTGATGCCGTAGGACAACCAATGCTGCGCCTCAGGGCTCCCGTCTAACTCTAGAGCCTTCTGAACTTCATCAGCCACAATCTGGTAGACATCAAAGCAGTGGTCAGAGGGGACCAGGTTTGTCCTTAGGCCGTCCTCGTAGTTGCGCAGCGCCAGGGCATAGTGCTGAGTGCCACTGTTGGTGCCATCGAGTGAGATTGGAAGGTGGCAGACATAATCTTCACCCTGGTCAACGAACTTCCGATATTCAAAGCAGGCAGCCAGGAACTGCATAGGCTTGTCAGCCTGGGTCCAGACATCAAAGGTAGCCTGGTAATCATCAGCACAAGCCAAGATCATCTCTTCGTTCTGCAAGGTCCAATCAATGCGATCATCCAGGGACTTCTTAGAGATACCATCAAAGTCTCCAACATTGGCAATTTGGATCATCAACCATCCCTGCGCTGGGCCATCGAGAGGTTTACCATTAGCCAACATAAACGAAGCCTTGATATGGTCTGCCCTGTGGTAGTTGTAGTTACCGATCGGGTACATACGACCACGAAAGTCAAAAGACCATCCGAGCCAAAACTCATCGATGCCTCTGAGGCCCTCCATAGAGCGCAGATCTTCGTCTAAGACCGCAGCATTGGTCACCGCCTCCCGGCGATCCTCATGCCACTTCTTGCGGTCCTTTTTGATCTGCAAAAGGTACTCTTCAGAATAATCCTCAGGGTTATCTGGGAAAGGTGTTTTTTCAGGTGGGGCTAAAGACGGGAACTCAGAATAGGTTTTGTTCTCAGCCTGCAACCAACGGATGACATGATAGACATCCTCATTGAGACGTAACGGCGTTGCCTGTAGCGCATTCAGAGCTCTGACATAGCCTGGTGTCCCCTTCTCAAAGTCATGCTTGATGGCCAGCCTTTGCTCTTTTGTAGACTTCCGAACCAAGGGGACCAAAGCAGCAAGTGTTTCGTCTTGGTAGACGCCCGTGTCAAAAGATGTCCATGGCTTTGGGGGTATGACCAAAGGACCATACATAGGGCTTGCCCAAGATGCATCGAAGGTTCTCTCAGAGATCTTCTGCGCTGCACTATCAGTCAGACTGAGGTGGCGGTTGGTGTGTACTTCTAGTTTCTTGCCAGAATACTTAGCGACATCCGTCTGAGTAATCATGAAGATATCACAGCCTTCCAGGATGGCATTGATGACAGGGCTGGCGATAGACACTTTTGCAGGTCCTGACCAACGCTCTGGCTTATAGCCCTCTTTGCTAGAGATTATCCTTGCTGCCTTGAAACGGTAGCGGTCTGAAGAGTGGGCCTTGGTGACCTGGCTGACCAAGCGTTTATGTAGCTGGTGGTCATACTCTTTTAGACCCTTAGAGAAACTCTCGTTTTCAATACGGGCACCTATGTTGGCCAAAGTGCTGGCATAAGTCTGACCAGTGACGACACTGTCGTAACATACGTTTAAACCTAAGTAGGCTAAGACCAGTGGGTCATGCTCTTTGAGCTCCTCGATCCAGGTGCTAGGTTTTCCCTGGCCTGACTGGACCCTGTTTATTTCAAAGTCCACCAGCTTGGATATAACTTGGGCCACGTCAGTGAGAGCTTTGGTTATGACATCATGACCCGCATCTGTCTGGGAGCCCTTTAGTCTCTTTTGTCGATCTTCGTATCTTTGGTGACCCTTAGTAACCATTTGGGCTTCTCTAGCCTCTTGAGGTGTTCTAGGTTTCTTAGTGCCTTGACCCTCTGTTGGGCCTCTTTGGCTGTTAGGCCAGTCAGAAGCTCTTACCCCTGATACAATTGCCTCAAGTTTATCATTTGTCATCTCTCTGCTCCCGTGTTGACTAACCTAAGTTGCTCTAGAGAGGTCCCTAAGTTAAGCCATTGTAGTATATTCTATTTTATAAGGTCTTGTAGTGTCTGTCTCTTTAAGTAAGAACGCCAAGAAATATGATGATAAGTATCATTACAAGACTAAACAGAAGGGTTTCGATCAAAGTTAAGAAGATTTCCATTAAAACAACACCTTTCCATGTTTATCCCTTTTAGGGCTGTTGAAGTATCCAGGTTTTAGGCATTCAATGTGTCTCTCTTTATCCAGGTCAGGCAGCGCAACCTCCCGAGTTAATCTAAGATCAACCAAGCCTATCTCCCGCAGTATGTTTTCCAGAGTGTCATCAATCATCCTGCAATCCCCCTCTGATACAGGTGGTTTATACGATCGTTGATGCTTGAGGCCTCACCCGTCTTCATGTGGACATACTTCTTAGTGGTCTTGGGGTCCCGGTGGCCCATGACGTTCATAACCATGAACTCATTGACGTTCAGGTCGTTCACCAGGGTGGTGCAGTATGTATGACGTGTGACGTGGAATACCGCTGTTTCATCACCCTTGAAGACTGTGTAGCGCACGTCTCCCCAGGTGTTGTAGAACGGGCGGTGGCGGAAGTATTTAGAGGGCTCACGGTCTAGGGCGTCAAAAGCTAACCGGGCTGCCTCGTTGATAGCCACCTGTCGGTCGTCGCCATTCTTGGTGTCGCTAAGAGCTACAAACAGTTCGCCGTCAATCTCCACAAACATCTCAGGTGTAACACTCTGGATCTCGCCCAGGCGCATGCCGGTGTTGAGGCCGATCGTGAAGAAGTGCATCACCCAGCTGTGCTTATGGCCAGCAAAGAAGTCATAGGCACGTTTGATCTCCAGGTCCGTGAAGTAACGGATGCGGGTGCTGTCTACCTTGTGGAACTTCATCCGTGGGACCTGGTCAGGTGTGATGGTCTCATATTCCACCGCATAGCCGTAGAGGGCACCGATGGCCGCCTTGTAGTGATTACAAGTGTTCTTACTGAGGCCCCGCTCCTCCTGGAGCCAGTGGTCAAACTCGATGATGTCAGGAGCCCGGAGGTCTTCCAGGTTCTTGTTGGCGTTGTTACCATGAGACAGCAGCAGGTTTATCTTCGCCTGGCTCTCTTTCAGGTGCTTGCCGGTCCAGATGCGGTGCGCGTGGGTGTTAAGGAAATCAGAGATCTTCATGCTGCCACCTCACGGTTCATGTGAGCCAAGCAGGCGATCAGGTCAGCCGCTGTACCATCAGTGCAGACGACCTTCGAATCACTGGTGCGCCAGGTGCGATCAAAGTGCGGGTGGCTGTATTCATTGTAGCTGTAGGCGAACTCTTCGCGGCAAGCCTTGGCGCTGTAGTCACCAAATACGTCTTCCCAGCCTTCGCCGGTGTTAATTACGAGTGTGAAATACTTGCTCATTGGACTGCCCCCCATTTTGTTATTTGGGCATCCATGAGGGCTTCTGGCGTGGCTGTCTCCATCTGGGGGAACGCATCTGCCGGTGGGACATCGAACAACGTAGTCATCTCGACGTTACCAAACGAGCGTAGCATTTGATCCGCCAGCTGTAATATGCGTTGTTCCTGGTCCTCATTTGCTGCGGACCGGCATTGGCCTCCAATGATGCGCCAAAAGGCGCGACCGTTGCCTACTTCCAGGTGTCCCACTGCAACCGAGATTGCTTTCAATTGTGCTTTAGTAATCTTTGTCATCTTCAGTCTCCAACTTTAGGTTAGGACCGATGGGTTCCGATGACATCGTGGGTTGGTAGCGGCACAGGGACTTGAACCCCGGACACGCGGATTATGATTCCGCTGCTCTAACCAACGATGCCTGGAGCATCGATCGTGTCCCAAGTATAGGCAACGGATGCCCAGATCACAAGAACTTTCGTATATAGGGGACCCTAAGCTAACCAGTTGAAAAAACACCGATCGCTTCCGATGTGCGACCGATGTTTAAAATAGTTTGCCAGGTATCACTTCTGGCGGATCATTATGACGACTAATAGTCCAACTATGATTAGTTCGCTGATTGGGAAACCTATTCCACTGATCATGGATGACCTCCTTTCGGTTGGCTAGTGGATCCCTATGCCGCCCACTAGCGTTGCGGCTGATGGGAGTTGGCCCACCAGGGTTATTTGTCAGCCATCTTGAGGGCGGCTAGACGTGTCTCTTCGTTACGCCGGAGCCAACCACGGCCAAAGGTGTCGAAGGTCTCGAGCCGCCGGTAGAAGGCCTCTCGCTCGGCTGCGTACTGTTCAATGATGTCTACTGGATCCACACGTCCTACAGCGCCCAATGTCTGAGGGCCGATGCCACCATCTTGAGTGACACCCACGACCTTCTGGAGCATCTTGGCTCCTCTGCCGGTGCCTCCATTGACGGCCAGATCGAAGACAGCAAAGTCAACGCCAGATGGAAGGTCGTCACCTTTGACCCGGTCCCAATAGTTACGCTTGTAGATGGGAGTTACATCTTCCACCGTCAACGACCGCATCTCTTCTTCAGTGACAGGACGATCTACCCAACTCTCATAGACAGCTTGGGTGACACCAAGGTTCGTGCGTCCACCGGGGTCAGTGGGGTGGTTCACATAGCCACCTTCGTGGTGCAGGATCATCTTTAGGGATTGCTCGAAGTTGTCTTTCACTTGCTCACTCCTTTAGTGCGCTCGAAGGTGCGCAGTGTGCCTAATCCAAGGAGGCCCATGAGCACGGGCATCATGGTTGCTGTGTCCACCTGTGGCACGTTGATTTCCCAGGGTGCCAGCAGCGGTGAGATCATAAAGTTAATGGCCATTCCCATGACACAGACCCAAGCAGTGGCGGGACGCCAAGAGGACTGGAACCAGTTGCCCTTAGCTTCCTCTTTGTTGACTGAAAGCTGTGCGAGTGCCAGCTCCTGACCATGGCGTTCTGCCATCGTACTTATCTCATGAGCTAGAGCTGCCTTCTGGTCTTTGTCTTCCACGAACTTGTCGAGGAGACCTGTGACTGGGCCTATTAGTTGTGAGAGCATATTACCAATTTCCGTTCTTCTTACCGATCAACCAGACAACACCACCAAAGATGCTTATGGCAACCAAAGTGAATAGGATGCCTATCGTCCAATCGATGAGGGCTGCTTTGAATTCTGCTTGCTTGTATAAAGTCTTGCGCCTCTGAGCCCTGACATTGCGAAGGGTCTCTTTGTATTCCTCGACACCCCTCACCCCGTGCTGGAAAAGGATTAGGGTCTCTATCTCCTTGCGTAGGGCTTGCATCTTCTTGTGGGCAGTAAAGGCGTCCATTGCTTGCTGCTCGGCAGAACCAGTTAGAGTTGCAATTAGACCTGGGTTCTTGGCCTTCTCAGAGGCATAGTTTACGTCTGCGACACAGCCTGCGAACTTACTGAGGGCGGAAGAGGCATCTCTACCAGCTGCGATGAGTTTCTTGGCGTTGCTCACGGCTCCTGCTGCTAAAGACAGGGCGGTGAAAGGGTCAATCATTGTTAACCTTTATCCTCCTGT